ATTGCTCTTTGTTTAGTAGTCATTTTTGTTCCTTTATTTAATTGATACATGTATTTTACAGCCTATTGGCTTTATTGTCAAATATTTTCAAGTTTCCAATTTTTAACACTAAAGTATTCAAAATCGTCACGTGTCTTTTTGTGATACAACCCTGTTATTTGCATTGGCTTGTCCTTAGCAAAAAGTTTAGCCCATATATGTTCTAGTGGATTTATCAATTCAAATACAAACTGTACTGCACAACCTGTCTCAATATCTTTTAACCAATAATGATTAGTAGTAGCATTCTTTCTTTTAGAAATTACCTTGTTCAATGGTTGAAGTGTTCTAGGTAAACTTGAACCCATTTGTAATATTACATTTGTCTTTGAATTAACTTGAACACGAACTTCATCAACACCACTATCGTATTCATAGAAATATGGAAGATAGTAAATCATACCCATCAACTCGTTTTTCACCAGTAGAGGAGTTGGACTATGAATGTATGTGTTTAACTCATCCCGAAACTTTGAGAACCGAGCATTTTTAAGTTTCCATATCATAATTTTCTTGCTATAGTAGTCACGAATTTCTTGACCTAATTCTCTATCTTCATCAGTAATATGATTAAACAATTCCTTACTAAGTAAGTTAGAAACATTGGACAATACTGATGGATTAGTTTTATTCAATCGTTTCCAAGTCACACTTAATGCAAGTACATCTTCCGGACTTTCTAGTACTTCATATTTTTTAACAGCCTCATGGTACTGAGATTGAACATGAACTTCGTCCCATTGTGATCCGCTAATTAATGATGTGGTTGGGACATAACCTTGTAAAGCTGAAATAGTGATAGGTGATATTTGTGCTGATGATAACGCTGAAGTCCCCTTATATTTTGATGGTCCACCTGCTCCGCCACCGAGTATTTGCAAAAATCCTTTACCTCTGTACTGTGTCATAATGATATGTCTTCCATTCCTGCTGTGCGTAATCGCACGATATGTCCCATCTGCCATTGCTTGGCTTCAAGACCCTTCATAATTCCTAACCACCTATTGCGTAGTAGGGCCACTTCATTGATTAATGTTTCGTAATCAATCACTTCATCTTCACCGTCTACATACTTCTCAGCATCACGACTGGTCAATGCTCTATTATACGCTTCTAAATACTTTTGAAAATGTTTTCGGCGAATTTTCCTGAGTTGGATATTTAGGTAGTTCAACACAGCCTCAATCTCTTGTAGCTGATTGAACCTCTGTTCAGTGGTACCGGGAAGATCAGCAAGGTTCTTTTCAACTTTGCCGTATATCTTTACATCTTTTTTTGCTGAGTCTAACTCAACTAGATAATACGATATAAAATCCGGTATTACTGACAAATCATAAACGATTCGTGTATACCAATTATGTGACATTTAATTCCAATCTTCTGGATTGTGATCCTCGTCATCATTTTCTTCGTATTCTTCTTCTTGGAAATGTTGTTCGGCATATCCTTTTAACGCCTTAGTAATATCTTTATCTTTGAATGCATCTTTGATATCTTCAACTTCAAAATTGTTGTCCATCAAATAATTAACCAAAGAATCTGCCGCATCACCTCGATCATTCAAATCAACATGGTCACGCAAGATTTCCCAAACCTCTACGATACTATCTAAACTCATTGTACTGCCTCCTCCACTGATTCAGTACTTAGCTTTTTTCCGTGATTTTTACTAAATTCGTCCATGACTTTATCTAAGCAACCACCTTCATTTGATTCCCAACCTTTACGGAACATCTTTAAGATTTCTCCGTCATCTGTTGTATAACTCAAACGATTACCTTCTTTAGTCAACAAGTCATTCTTTTCAAACAAATCAAGCAGACCACTGTATGGGTTCATACCTGTTTCGTATGGAATTTTAATCTGTAGTGTTTCAAAAGGTTTTGCATAACGTGTTTTCATAATCTTACATGCGGCACGAATACCATTTACTTCTGAAACTTTATTACCATTCTCATCTTCTTTGAGTTTGAGTTTTTTCATAGCAACAACTATTGAACTTGCGTAGACAAACCCTTGTCCACCACTAATTTTGTCGTCTGGATCAAACATATCTTGGCTTGCGTATGTGTGATTAGTACAGACCATACCCACATTATAACTACCAAACATGTTAACACAGTTACGAACCAGTGCCGTTAGTGCTTTGGGTTTACGACCCATATCACCTTTCAAATCACCTGCTTCAAACTGATTAATGTCTGTGGGAGTAAGTAACATGCCCAATGAGTCTATGACAAACATGACCTTGGGACGTTCTGACATTTCCTTATACTCTTTCATGAACTCATGAATAGTTCTAGCCACATCGTCAATCATAGCCATATTGAGTTTAAGAAGTTTTTCTTCACTGGTATCCACACCAAGTGCGTGTAACCATTTTTCGTCAAGTGCATTTTCGCTGTCAATTAAGATAACATATATACCTTGTTCTTGTGCGTTCTTAACAATGTTACCAGAACAAATATATGATTTACCTGCACCACTTTCACCTGCAAACACAGTAACCTTGCCCAGTGGAATGCCTCGATTGAAGTCTCCACTGATAAGATAATTTAGAGCATAGTTGCCAGTACCAACCCAATCGGTGGGGTCGTTAAAGCCAACACCTAGACCGTCAATGCTCTTGGTCAAGGTTTTACGAAACTTCGATAAATCGAAGGCTTTTGTAGCCATAATTATTTTCTCCTATGATGATAACCTGGGCGTACGACTGAGTCGCAGAGGCCCAAGCTGTGTTTCACTTATGCTTTCTGACGATTGCGAATCATTGCCAAGATGTCTTGGGCTTTGCTGTCGCCACCGGATGCAGGAGTGCTGTCTGCTTTTGGCGCAGGAGTGCTAACAGTACGACCACCGTCAAACGGTACGTCGTCAATGTCTACTACTGCCGCTTTGGCTTTTGAAGAATTAGGATCTCCAGTTGCCTGACCCATACCTGCTGGTTTGAAGTATTGCCCCCAACGAGCCATATCAAATGCTTCGCCGTCTACTGACGCTTCAAACATTTCTTTGATAACTTTAACTTCGACTTCACCTGGCTTCTTGGGCAAGTAATCTTTAAGATTATACAAGCCATGGGCTTTGAGTGCGTCTTGTTCGCCGTCATTTAATGGGCGAGTTTTACGACTCCACTTGCTAGTAGAGTAGTCAGCATAACCACCTTTACTAGTCTTGATCAATTTAAAATCAACACCGTTGACCAAATCTGTTGGCAGGTCTTCCATTTCTGGATCCAACAATGCGCCACGAATCAATTGGAAGATCTGTGGACCGATGATGAATCTACGTACTGGATTTTCTGGCTTGCTTTCCTCTTTAAGGCCATCGTCACCAACGAACCCTTGGAAAATGTAACTACGTTTCTTCCAGTACTTACGGCCTTGGTCTTCAAGACTTGGATCTTTAAACCAACCACGTACTTCTGCAAGAATTGGGCATGTCTCGCCATACATTTCCATGCAGGGAACATTTACGGTTACTTGTTTGCTTTCTGATTCACCTTTGACTCCGGCGAATGGCAATTTGATCATTGCACGTTCTACCCAGAAAAATGTGTTATCAGGATTGCCGTCTGGTAAAAAACGGACTGTTGATTCGGAACCTTCTTTTAAATTCCAGAACGGATAAATTGAATTATCTCCGCCTGTTCTTTCTCCGCCTGTTGAGCGGGTTTCTTGTTCCTTTAGTTTTGCGCGAATTTCAGCTAATGATGCCATGATTATCTCCTATTGTTAGCCTATTTGTTTTGCCTATATTGTTTTACACCTTGTAAAACAAAAAACGCATACATGTTATTGTATACGTTTTTATTTAGCTTTGCAAGAGATATCTTGCTTAAAACTGAGTTATTTCACCAATTATCTATGATGTACTAGATTAATAATTCTGCTCAATTCATCATTCTTAAAGCTAACCGATTCAGCCGCTGGAGCATTTGGTACAGCCTTTCTCATTCTAGCAAGAATAAATTTATCAGTTGGGTCAGCGCCACCGAGCCACTTTAACTGTGCAGGAGTAGGTGCAGGGCCACCATCCGCCGCAGCACCTGGTGCTGGTTGAGCTGCTTGTCCAGCAGGTGGTTTATTTCCGCCAAATAGGCCTTTAAGAGCGTTTAAATTCGTTTGGCGATTAGCATCATCTGCACCAACTTGTTGTTGTGCCGCAGCATCTCCTGGATATGTTTTACCTCTGTTGCCAGGCAATCCTGCCCAGGCAATTTCAAGATCAGACCTTGATTTAAGTGCGCTACCATCAGTTGTTTTCCAAGTTTGACCTGATACAGGACTTGTAACTGCGGGTTGTACTGTAGATAATGGAGCCGGTTGAGCTGCTTGTCCAGCAGGTGCTGCTGCAGGCGTAGTTTGATCGCCACCTTGGCCTGCATATGATGGACCAGCTCCGCCTTTATTACCGCCACTGTTTGAATAACCCGCCATTGGATTAACTGCTGCGGTTGGATCTGCTGCTGTCGGATCTGCTGCTGGTGCTGCTGGCGTAGTTTGATTGCCGCCTTGGCCTGCATATGACGGATCAGCTCCACCTTTATTCCCGCCACTGTTTTTAAAACCTGCCATTGGGCTACCTGAACCAGTTGGAGCTGCTGGGTTTGCTGGGCCTGCTGCTACGTTAACATCATTAACGCCGCCTGGGACTATTGCTTGAGCTTGACTAGCATATGGACCAACTGGCTTTGGTCGATTTGGATCCAATGCTGGATCTGCGGCAACCGGTGCTGGTTCTGCGGCAACCGGTGCTGCTGCTGGTTCTTTACCTTGTGCTTTTGCTAGATCTGCGGAGTTCATTGGAGTTCCACCGCCAGTAATCGGTGCCGCTGCTGGTGCCGCTGCTGGTGCCGCTGCTGGTGCCGCTGCTGGTGCCG